GGTAAACTAAATCTCGTGAAGGTAAACAAGGACCCGAGATATGAATGAACTGAGGCTTTATCTCAATAGCCTTTCACAGGATGAACAGAAGGCTTTTGCTTACAAGTGCGGCACCACGATTGGTTATCTCCGCAAAGCGTTAAGCAAAAACCATGAATTAGGCGCTGCTCTTTGCGTCCTGATTGAGAAGGCAAGCTCAGGAGCTGTAACTCGTAAGCACCTTCATCCTAGTGACTGGAACAGCATCTGGCCTGAACTGCAGGCAGCCTAAGAACCACCGCTCTTTAACATCGCTGCTCATCCTCTCCGCCCATGTGGAGATAACAACTACGCATCACAGGATGCGCATTAACTAATTCAACTTAAAGGAAGTATCACAAATGGAACATTCAACATCACGCAACAAATGCGAGGCACGACGAATTGAAACCTGGCTGCTAAATCAGATGGCGCTCAGGGGTGTAACCAACATTGCTAAAGCTCTTGGCGTAGATAAGTCGAGCGTAACCCGCTGGAAAGAAAGCATGGTGCCAAAGATGGCAATGCTACTTGCAGAGCTGCAATGGGGAGTAGTGGACGAGGATATGGCCCGCCTTGCTAAGCAGGTAGCGCAGATCCTCACAAATGAAAAAGCCCCGAAGAACGGCGAATTCTTCGAGGCCTGAAGCACTGAGTTATGACAAACATCAGGAGTTAAGTATGCCAAAAGATAAGCGTTTTTACCAGGACGAAGTACACAAGAACGTGATTCGTGTTCGTTTCCTTCGGGAAGTCAGTCAGGTAACTGCCACTAAGCTGCGAGAACTCCTGACCCGATGCAAGAACAAGAAGGAAGCCGATCATGAATGACAACAACCAAGTAGCGCCTACTCATAAGTGCTCTTTTTGCGACAGAGGAAATCATCAGGTTAAGCACATGATTGCCGGGCCGGGTGTAAGCATTTGCGATGAGTGCGTTCTTCTCTGTGTCGAGATCGTATTTAACGGTGGCAAGCAAAACGAGGTGAACAATGAGCCTGGCGTATGAAAAAGTAACACCAATCAGGCCTCTCCTTGAGGTCGTGGAGCGTCAGGTGGCCGATATCGATGATGGGTATACCCGCATCGCTAATGAGCTACTGGAAGCGATTATGGCTGCCGATTTGACGGCTCGCCAGCTGAAGGTTGTTCTGGCGGTGATCCGAAAGACTTACGGTTTCGGCAAGAAGCTGGACCGCATTACTAACACTCAGATTGAGAAGATGACCGGCATACACCATACCCATATCTGCAAGGCCAAAAACGACATGATAGCCATGAATATCATCGTCTCAGTAGGTAACCAGATTGGCGTAAACAAGGTCATTTCCGAGTGGAATACAGGCATTAGCCGAGTTAGCGAAACATTAGCCAACTCAGCTAATAAAAGGTTAGCCGAAGTAGCTAATGACCATAAGCCAACTCAGCTAAACACAAAAGAAACTATTCAAAAGATAAAAGAAAATACCCAAACCCACGAGGCGGGTTTGGTTGCTGAGGAGAAATTAACTCCAAGGCAGAAGGGCACAAACCCACGTGCTACCAAAACCAATCCACGGTCATCATTACCACCATTCGACCGGGAGCGCTTCAAAGAGACCTGGAACTGCAAAGCCCGTCAGTTTGGCCTCCCAAGCATTCTCAGCATCACCACCACGACCGAGGATGGTATCAAGCGCCTTTGGCAGTCCTATCTGAAGCAGTGCAAGGAGCTTGGCAAAGTACCCCGCGATGTTGATACGTTCATCAACGGTTACATCGAGTTTGGCTACAAGCCTACAGACTGGGCATGCGGCGCAAATCCTACCGGCAAGAAGTACGGCATCGATACCGCGCTCCGCCAGAAAAATATTGACCAGATTCTGTCGGAGGAGTGCTGATGGAAAGCTACGAATTCGAATATCAGCTTATCGGGTCGATGATCATGAAGGGCGACCACATCGACTGTCGCGACATAGCCGGGAAGCTTCCCGCGGTGGCGTTTGAAAACTTCCACCTCCGCAGCATGTACCAGGCCATCGTCACGCTGCTGAACAAGGCCGAGCCAATCGACATGTTTACGGTGCAGGGAGCAGTACCCGCGGCAACAAAGGACTTGGTCCTTGACGTGGCGACCAGGACGATTAGCGCCGCAAACATCCGCGGATGGGCCAAGCGAGTCCGACAGTGCTGGATGATCCGCAAGGGTGTCGAGGACTTGCAGGCCGCGGCAAAGATACTCGCTTCTGCCGGGACGCACGACATCAACGAGCGCATCGCAGAGGCTACCGGCATCGTAGGGCGCTTGCAGTTCGAAACCAATGACAGGCTACCGCGGCGAATCGCAGATCTCATCCCCGACTATCTGGAGGTGCTGGAAGAGCGCCTGAAGGGTGAAGAGTCCGGTCTTTACCTCAAAACCGGCATTGAACCCATGGATGCAGAATACGGCGGATTTGACCGAACCGACCTGATTGTCATCGCTGGCCGACCCGGTATGGGGAAGACAGAATTGGCGATCAACATCGCTAACTCAATCGGCCGGCAGAAGGGAAGGGGGCTGATGATATCGATGGAGATGTCAGACATGCAGGTTGTCGAGCGTCACGTAGCTGACCGCGCTGGCCTTTCCGTAGGCGCTCTCCGCAATCCTCTCGGTATGTCTCAGGAGCAGTACACAAAGCTGACGGTAGCCACCGGCACGCTCCTGGATGAGGAAAACCATGTGCTGGATGAGACGTTAAGCGTTGACGAGATTATCTCGCACGCGGAGCGCATGAACATGGACGGCGGACTGAGCTTCGTTGCCATTGACTACCTCGGGCTGATGAAGAAGCCAAAAGCCGACAGGCATGACCTCGCTATCGCTGAAATCACCGGCAAGCTGAAGCAGTTCTCTCTGCGCAACAAGATTCCAGTCATCCTCCTGTCGCAGCTTAACCGCGGCGTAGAGGGGCGTCAGGATAAGAGACCCATCCTTGCAGACCTCAAGGACTCCGGCGCTATTGAGCAGGATGCTGACGTGATTATTTTCCCATACCGGGACGAGGTTTATCACGAAAACAGCGACATGAAAGGGATAGCCGAAATCATCGTCCCTAAATACCGATCAGGCCAGCCAAAGACTTTCTACATGGGATGGCGCAATGGCCACTTCGTGAACATCGATCAGCATGATGCAGCTAACCGCTTTGCAGAGAACGAGCGGCAGGCTGCGAAATCCAATTCCTCCAACTGGAGAGGCTAAATGAAACGAATTTCCTACCTTCAGCAAATCCTTACCTACATCGCTGCCCACCCAGGCTGCCACTCAACAGACATCATCGCCGGGACTGGCCTGAACAAATCCACTGTCAACGGCACGCTAAGCAAACTGGTTCTCGACCAGCGCGTCCGCCGGGAAGGATTTGAAAAGCAGTACCGATATATGGCTGTCGATACGCCAGCCCCTCGCGGGCGGGTAAAACCTGAGCCAAAAGTGGAAGGGGTAAACCTTAACGCCATGTTTAACACCCTATTACGTAATTCCCGGGAGAACAGAGCATGAACCTTCCACCCGATGTGATGATAACCATATGCACCGAGCCATTGTTCGGTGACGTGCTGGAGAAATGCCTGGAAGAGACGGAGTTGGTGGAAAACTTTGAGCGCCTTTATGGGGTGCAGCGTCCACCTGAAAGGCTAACGCCAGTTGAAAGAATGGTTGATGAAGCAACCGGATTTCGTGACGACCAGTGGTCAAAATTCTTCAGCGCTTTCATCCCTTTTGTACACGATATCGTGTGGCTGAGATGGGAAGGGCGATTTATGGAGGAAGGGGAATGAATAAACTTACCGACCTACAGCGCAGCTTTCTTACCTCACTTCTCAACGGCGCTACAGAACGTAGCTCTCTCAGCGTCATCGGCAACACATTAAACAAAAAAGGCCTCTGCAACTACTCCTACCCGGAGCGTCGCTGGCACATCACGCAGTCAGGAATTGAGCAGATTAAAGGGGATAAGGCATGAGCGATGTAAAAATCTATACCGTGATGAGTGATGAGCTGTCACCACCGATTCATGACGATTCATTCTGCACCGATATGGTCAGGCACAGCGACTATGCAGCGCTGGCTGCTGAGAATGCGGCACTGAAAGATTATATCTCCGGGAAGTGCTACATCGTTGACCCAAAAGCTGACCTCACAGCTAACGCAGATATTCCGGCAGAGGACTTTATGCCAAAAGTGATAGCCACCGACGCCTTCCTGCGCGATCAGATGGCTAAAGGGGTGGAGATGCTTGCTGAGCTGCAACGCTCATTCATCGGCAAACCCAGTAAAAATGATGCAGCCTCCAGTTATTGCTCACGCGAGGCGGTCGCTTTCGCTGAACAAATCAGACGCGGAGTTACCAAATGAGAGATGAAGATTTAGACCGCTGCCCGCGATGCCTGGAGGATATGTGGGCTGGTAATAATCTCTGCCGAAACTGTCAACGTGAAGACCACCTGAATGAATGGCCTGGCGGCGACGGGTTTCCGTTCGATGATGGCGATGAATCAGTCGGCCAACTGCGCGACGGGGAGGCTGTATGAGCGACAAATACGCAGTGCTGAGAGCAGCACTAAACCAGGCTATTGCGGAGCTAAATTATCCACACAACTCTAGCTCTGAATTTGAAACTGCCACCCGGGAGTTGCTCAGGGAAACCCGAGGCCTGACCGATTTAATTGAAATATTGGCAGAGCGTGAGGCTGATAAGGCGCGGATTGCTGAGCTGACAGGTAAACCACCGGAAGATTATCCGGATGATTCAGAGCTTTGCTTCGTCATAGATGAATGCGATTGCCTGGCGGACTACCAGACAGCACAGTGGCTGAAGGAACTACGCCGCCGTCGCGCCGCTGGCATCACTCTTGAGACAGGGGAATAGGGATGGCTGAAAAATGCAGCATCTGCGTGGTCGGTATGATAGGGGCAGCGCAAATTAACGAAGGAGGCTGGGCTGAGGCTGAAACCGATTTCGGAAAGGTGATTGAAGACTGGAATGAGCGCACGAAGCGTTTCGCTATCCCGCATCCCGGCTTCGCTATCAAATTTTTCCACTGCCCAATGTGCGGCCACAAGGTTGAGGACTAACCCATGAACACACTCAGTAATGAAGAATTGAACCATGTGGCCGGAAGCTGCGCATCAACGTCTCTTGAGCAATATCTCGCGCTGGAGCTTCTGGCGCTGCGCAAAGAGCGGGAAGCGGCTGTGCCGGTGGCTTATATGTATCGTGACAAACTCCATACTGACGCACGACTCAGCCTGGATTCTAGATTTGGTAACTGGTCGCCAGAGGATATAGCTGAATACGAAGTGACAGAAACCAAACTCTACACCGCCCCTCCAGCGCAGCCCGTCGCAGTGCCAGAATGCTTCCAACGGCTCCTGCATCACGCAGACGGCATGACAATGGGTCACGACTGGAATAAGGGGGCCATGGCGGGGCACCATCGTGAAAAGCTCTGCCAGGCTGTCAAAGATTGTCTAGCCGCAGCACCGGGCAAGGAGGGGTGATCGTGAAGATTCAGCGGTTTGGTACAATCAAGGGAAACAGTAATGGCGGAGTAAATATTACTGGGTTTTCTTTCTCTGCTGAAAATCCATACGAATTAGGCCAAGAGGACAATGTTGGTTTAATTGCTACTGCCATCATTAGATACCTTAGCGATAAGTGTGAAATCTCAATTATTGACCCCCCGTTTGACAGGCAATCAGAAATGATAGTGCTAGAAGCATTACAAAAGGCAAGGAGGAGGTGATGCAACAGCACATCATCAAATATGAATACCGTGATGGCGAGAAGCTAAAAATCCCTGAAACCTGGTGTGGCGCTGTCGCAGGAAAATGGTGTTTTTTGGATGCTCAGCATGCCCTGCTTAGCATCGAACAGGGCTCTCTCATTAGTCCGTGCAGCAAGTGTTTAGAGAAAATTATATTACTAGCTGAAAAGGGGGTGACTGCTGCCTAAATCCCCACCAGAAAACAACCTCGCTTGACCAAATCCCTCTCTCTGATACTGTATATATAAACAGTAAAACATCAGGGGGAGGGGATTATGGGTGTCAAAGATTTAGGCTATGACGTGATCCATCGCGGAGTAGTCCAAGAGCATATTACACCAGGCAAATGGATGTTCATTCAGCGAGCAAAGGAGTACGGAGGCGGGTGGTGGTTTGGTCGTGCTTACCATGACGTGTTCATATTTGAGTTCGACCACCCCACCTCGCTGGGCGCTGGCATCGATTACATTTTATTGGGTGACAGCGTTTCGAAACTGCCACAGTTTGATGACGATTTTCAGCTGGAACCATGACGCAACATTTCTGCAATTTCATCAAATAGGTTATAATTACCTCGCAGCCTGAACAACTGCCCAAGCGGCCGAACACCGCGAACAGAACAAAGCGTGTCATAGATGAGAGAGATATCTATGGCACATAAAATCGCTACATACCTCCTGTCACAGATGCTACCCGGCACCTGTGATTTTCTGCATTCTGCGTTACCTCACGGAGGTGGCGTATGAAGACTCAATACTGCCTCATCAACGAAACAGTCAAGCGCAATGCCCTCAGCCTCATTACTGGCATTGAGTGCAACCCTCGCGCTCCTATGGTGCTGGAGCTTCGTGAGGAGACGCGCACCGATAAACAGAATCGTCTTTTATGGCCGTTGCTGAAAGACCTGTCCGACCAGGTCGTCTGGCATGGCGAAAAGCTTTCCGATACCGAATGGAAAGACATGATTACCGTACTGGTTAATCAGAGCAACGGCACGCAACAAAAGTCTGCCCCAGCTATCGACGGTGGAGGTCGTGTCTACTTCGGTGTCCGCACATCCAAATCATCCCGCAAGTACATGGTCGAGGTGATCGAAGCCATCTTCTGGTTCGGTACCGAGCAGGGCGTCAAATTCAGTGATGGCTCAAAGCGTCGCATTGAATGGGCTGCGCGTGGAGGTAAGCATGCGTAAGCCAGCCCGCCGCAAGTGCAAGGTCTGCTCCGCCTGGTTCATTCCAGCATACGGCAATGTCGTCTGGTGCTGCCCTGAGCACGGCACTATCTACGCTCTTGAACTCCGCGCTAAGGAGAAGTTGAAAGCCGAGGCTAAACGCATTAAGGCGCAGCATGAGGCGGAGAAGGCAGATCGTCAGCGTCTGGCAGAGAAAAGGCAGCAAGTTAAACCTCTCAGCTATTTCATTAAGCAGGCACAGCAGGCATTCAACGAGTTCATCCGCTACCGTGACCGGCACCTTCCGTGCATCAGCTGCGGCCGCCACCACGACGGCCAGTATCACGCCGGACACTTCCGCACGACCGGCGCTAACCCTGAGCTGCGCTTCAATGAGGACAACTGTCATCGGCAGTGCGCACCCTGCAATAACCACCTCTCGGGAAACCTCATCTCATACCGTCCGGCGCTGATCGCCAAAATTGGGCAGTCACGCTTTGACGCACTGATGGGCCCACACGAATTGCCGAAGTGGAAGCGAGAAGACTACATCCGCATCCGCGACGAGTACCGCGCAAAACTCAAAGCCATGAAACAACAGGAGGCCGCATGAGCATCGAAACCATCTACTGCATCGGCTACGTGGACATCCTCGCCGCGCTGGCTATTGCTGACTACCTGTATAGCCGGAGGGTATGAAATGAAGACTCCTATTCCAGAAGCGCTACACCCCATGCTGATGCGGGTATTTGTAGCTTCCGTATGGTTTGAAACTAACGGTTTAACAAAGCAAGAAAGGCTCTATAGCAAAGCCCGTGAGCTCGTTGCAGGAGATAGAGCTGAAATAATGAGGTGGACAGGTGACGGCGATTACCGGAAGGAAGCATGGGGTGGCAGCAATGAATGACCATAAAGCTTTTGAGTGGTATATGCGGGCGCAACATGGCTGGCGCTATGACCTGTCACGGGACTCTGACGGATTCTACTGTAGGGAGGTAGTAAAGCGCATGTTCGAAGTATTCAGATATTGCCGGAGATTTGAACCATGAACCGATCCGACATCGATCGCTACGAGCGTGACAGCCTCATCCGCGCCGGATTCGACATTAACCGACGCGGCCCCGGTGGCACAGCACAGCAGATTATCCGCAACAGTGAGCGCCGCAAGGCACAGGCAAAGCAGAAGCAGGAGACGCCAGCATGAAACTAGAGCTAACCGCAGATCAGTATCGCTGGATTGATGGCTGGCTCCAGTTGTGGGGGGCATGGGTGCAGACAGGGCGTATTGATAAATCCATGATCAACATGATTGCCAAGTTCATGGCTACCGTGGAACCTCAGCAAACCAGCCGGCCTGTGTGCAGCGACGATGAAGGAATGCTGATTAGTCAGGTAATAGGTGCTCACCTGAAAGCTATCGACGAAAACGCATACAAAATGTTGCTGGCTTATTACGTTTACCAGTCCAGCGAAATCCGCATTGCTACGTGGCAGCATGCTATTGCCTGTCCTCGCCTGATGAAAACCCGTGGCGGCAACCAGTACAAGAAGCCAAGCATCTCAACTGTACGACGTGAAGTGAAAGATGTACTCAATGCTGCACTGTTTTGTTTGTACCAACCAATGCAAAATGCATTCATCGTTCGCGATAATGCGAAGAAAATCGCAAAAAATGTTCATAACGAGCTTGCTTTTCAATGAACAAATGAGCAGAATAAATGGTATATGTTGCCATTGTTGTGTGTGACATGACATTTTGAATCAATGAAGCCTCGGTTAAACGCCGGGGCTTTTTCATATCCACCTCTTACCAGAGGTCTAGTCATGGGAAGTGGGTATGGAGAAGGTTAGCCAAACACGTCGTCATGGTGGCGGGGTTATCTGGCGCAAGGGTGCATAACTGACTTCGCGATTAGGTTATGCCGTCGGCTCCACGAAAAGGAGCGCGCAACAGGTAAGAGCATTAGGCAGACGGCAATCTACATTTTCCGATTAGCAACCGGTGAAAGGCCAATGTGGAATTGTGACGACGCTCGTCAGTGCTCTTTCCGTTGTGGTGAATGCGCAGGCTGATGCGCTAGAGACGGCACCCCCTTAATGAGGACTGCGCTATCTCTGGAGAAAAGTCTTGGGGCACACTATGCCAGAGAAAGCCGGAGATCAGCACCGGCCACCACACACCAAATCCCGCCAGCTGGGATAGGCCATAGAGCCGCAGACCCCTCACATTGCCAGTCTCGGCACTGGCTTTTTTATTCCTAAGCGTTGATCACTCAGCGCCAGAAAGCACAAAACCCGCACTAGGCGGGTTCGTGAATATGGGTGGCAAGAAGCTGCGCTAACAGCCTCCTGCCTGATTTGCTCATGCCTTTAGTCACGAACAAACCACGTTACTTGTCACCGTATCCTGGATTTGTTCTCTCTCATATCAACCAATTCCTAATTTTGAACAAATCCCCATCCCTCGGGGGTAGAGCATGTTACGCATGAATACAAGCAACGGATTCTGGTCCTACTTCTGGTCAGGCCTTACAGGATTTTTCGCCATGTTAACTCTTCAGGATGTCCTTTTTGCCCTGGGATTTGCCATTACGGCGATATTCACCTGGCTGACATACCGGTCCAACGACCGAAAGAATAAGGCGGCGATTGAAGAAGATCGCAAGCGAACGGACATCCTGAAGGCGGCATATGCCAGAGGTGATGTTTCAAATATCACCGAAGGCGCGAAGATAGTTCAGAGCATCGAAACTGAGCTACAGGACACAGAAAATGCCGCTACCGCAAAAATTACGTAACAGCATTGTTGCCGCATCGGTTGCTGGGGCGGTGTCGATTGCTGCCGTGCTGATAACAGATCAGGAAGGCGTGAAATACAAAGCTTACCTTGATCCGATTGGTATTCCGACAGTGTGTGCAGGCGTTACCGGCCCCGATGTAGTCATGGGCAAAACGTACACGAAGCAGGAATGCGATACTCTTCTGTACAAGCACATGCAGCCAGCGATAAAGGCAGTGAATGAATCGGTAAAGGTCCGGCTGAATGACTATCAGAAAGCCTCTCTTTACTCATTCACTTACAACGTTGGCACGTCGGCATTCAGGTCTTCAACGTTGCTGAAGAAGCTAAACCGCAACGATATCCCCGGCGCTTGTGATGAATTACGCCGATGGACGTATGCGGGCGGCAAGCAGTGGAAAGGGCTCATCACCCGCCGAGAAGTGGAGCGCCAGTTATGCTATGGAAAACCGTAATAGCTCACTGGAAGCTGATGCTAATTTGCGCATTGCTCATCCTGGTAGTCGCGTTCGGAGAGATAGCGCGCCACTACCGCGAAAACGCTATCGATTATAAAGACCAGCGTGATAAGGCCACCAGTGCGCTGCAGCTAGCTAAAGAGACAATCAAAGACATGCAGACCCGTCAGCGGGACGTGGCCGCACTGGATGCAAAATACACCGGAGAGCTGGAAGATGCTAAAGCCAATATTGCTCAGCTTGAACGTGATGTTTCTTCTGGTAAGCGTCGGCTGCAAGTCAATGCAAGATGTACCGCGGGCGGAGAGGCCAGCGCCGGCAGCCTGGGCGATGCTTCCGGCCCCCGACTTACAGAGTCCGCTAAACGGGATTATTTCACCCTCAGAGAGCGAATCGAAACAGTAACGAAGCAGGTTGGTTATTTGCAGGAATACATCAACACGCAATGCCTGAGGTAGTGCATGAGAAAGCGAGAGAGAGAAATAACATTGCTCTATGGCTTCTCTATCATCCGCGATGACGTTCTTAAGCACCCACTCCCTGAACTATCAACTACAGACCGTGCGCTAATAGCGGCTCACTTCATGATGAAGCTTATCTCTCTGGCATGCCTAGCTATGCCGTTAGTAATCATGATTATCAGCCTTATCCCTTAACCGGTTAACGGAGCCAAAAATGGCAAAAGCCAAATGGCCTAAGCTCCCGTATTACCTGATTCCGCTTTTCGGGAATGCTTACGTTTATCTGTGCAGAACTGAAAGTGAGTGGGAGCAGGCGTGCGCAAGCATGGGATGCCATCCTGGTGATATTAAGGGGTTGGCCGGATGCGCGCAGACATATCATGACGAAGAAAGCGAGAAGGTACTTTATCTTCTTGGTGTGTACAACAGGGAGGCAGCTACTCTCGTTCACGAGTGCGCTCATGTTGCTTTCTATGTCTGTCGGGATACTGGGGTAACAACAAAGCCCGAAGACGCCAACGAAACCTATTGCTACCTGCTGGACAGAATGTTCAGTCACTTCCTCCCATACCTGAAGCAGGAATAAAAATGGCAGAAATTACCCAAATGACAGATGCACAAAAACTCAAGCTCGAAGTCTTCCGCATGGTGATGGGTGACTCTGCGGCCACAGAAAAGGCCATTGAGTTTATCGCAGGCAGCGAGCTCAACTTCGAGCTGTTCAAAGACGCCTACAACAAAACCGGCAACGAGCCTACCGCGCTGGCCAAGACAGAGAAGGCGATCCGGGAAGCCCGGCAAGTTCTCGACCTGTTCACTACTGGAGCCTGATATGCCACTGAAGAAAGGTAAGTCCAAAAAGGTAGTGGGCGGAAACATCGCAACCGAAATCAAAGCCGGTAAGCCAAAGGATCAGGCTATCGCCATCGCTATGGATAAGGCTGGAAAGAAGAAACCAAAGAAAGGTGCTAAGTGATGATCAACCAACCATGGCCTACATATTCAGATGCCAGTGGGGCATTTGTTCTAGGCGTACCAATTAAGACCCTGACACAGGCTGTGGATGGTTCGGCAGTAGCAGAGTTTGACGGTCCATATCCAGACCAATACCTGTCAGCTCTGTTCATGTCCACATTCAAGCCGGTAGTAGGTGGCTACATCTTCCAGAGCCAATATGGCGAACTGCTGTATATGAGCAAATCGACATTCGAAGCTCAGTACACAGCAACCAGTACGCCGATCGCCTGGGGGTCAGTAACCGGGAAGCCGTCAACTTTCGCGCCAACGATCGGCACGACCGCAACGACCGCAATGGCCGGTAACAAGGCGCCGACTACCACTGATCGCGGTGGGGTGCTGCAACAGGCAGCAGAGGCAGCACTGGCAGCCCAGACAGTTACGGATATTGCCACTGCACAAACCGCTGTTAACAACATCGTCACCAAGATCAACAGCATTCTTACGAAGCTGAAAGCTGGCGGCGAACTGGCGTAGTTATTACAAAGCGTCTCACCCGGGGCGCTTGATAATAACTGAAGAGGGAATGCATATGGCGCTCACAGATAAACAGGAGATGTTTTGTCGTGAGTACCTCGTTGATTTGAACGCCACGCAAGCGGCTATTCGTGCGGGGTACAGCGAGAAGACGGCCCCGGTGATAGGAAGCGAAAACCTTACAAAACCTAATGTGCAGGATCGCATTGCAGAATTAAAGGGCGAGCGTAACGACAAGGTAGGAGTTGACGCTGCTTACGTCCTGCGTCGATTGGTTGAAATTGATGAGATGGATGTCCTCGACATCCTCATCTCCAATGGAGAACTAAAGCCCATAAAAGACTGGCCTAAGGTGTGGCGCACAACTCTATCCGGCATGGATGTGACCGAGATGGCCGGTGATTCCGCTGGTCTTCTGAAGAAAATCAAATGGCCTGACAAGGTGAAAAATCTCGAGTTGCTCGGCAAGCATATTGATGTCCAGGCATTCAAAGAAAAAGTAGAGCACTCCGGTGAAATCAGCCTGATCGACCGCATCCAGGAGGCCCGTAAACGAGCGAGGGGTAAGTGATGTCAGACTTTGAGGCAATGCTTGCCGAGGATATGGGAGAGTTTTTCTACGATCCGCTCGGGTGGGTTAGGTATGCTTTCGACTGGGGTAAGGGAGAACTATCTGGTTACGATGGCCCTGATGAGTGGCAGAAGGAGTTTCTGACAGATTGGGGTGACGCCATCAAGAATAATGACTTCGACGGCGTCAAGCCGGTTGAGGCGTATCGGTGCGCAACCAGTTCGGGTCACGGTATCGGTAAGTCAGCGTTAACCGCCTGGATCATCCTCTACATCCTGAGTACGCGTCCGCAATGCAAGGGCGTGGTCACAGCGAACACTTCTGAGCAGCTTCGAACCAAAACGTGGGGCGAACTTGGCAAGTGGAAGAAGCGCTGCATCACCGGGCACTGGTTCGAGTACAACAACGGCAAGGGCAACATGAACATCTACCATGTGGATCACATGGAGTCATGGCGTTGTGATGGGCAGACCTGCCGCGAGGAAAATAGTGAGTCGTTTGCTGGCCTCCATGCGGCCACATCCAGTCCGTTCTATATCTTCGATGAAGCATCGGCAGTGCCTGACAAGATATGGGAAGTTGCTGAAGGCGGTCTGACTGATGGAGAACCGTTCTGGTTTGCGTTCGGCAACCCGACACGTAACACCGGGCGCTTTCGAGAGTGTTTCCGTAAGTTCAAGCATCGCTGGCGCCGCCGTCAGATTGATAGTCGCCTTGCCAAGATGACTAACAAGGCGCTGATCGCTGAGTGGGCTAGTGACTATGGCGAAGATAGCGACTTCTTCAAAGTGCGTGTGCGTGGCCTTTTCCCATCATCATCTGAAATCCAGTTTATCCCGCAGAACTACGCTGATGCCGCAATGAATCGGCAGTTAGAGCATGGGCAATATAACTTTGCACCGAAGATTATCGGCGTTGATCCTGCTTATACCGGTAGTGATGAAGCGTCTATCTACCTGCGGCAAGGGCTGCATTCAAGATTGCTCGGCACATACCCTAAAACCGATGACGACGTGATGTTTGCTCAGATCGTCGCATCCTTTGAGGATGAGCATAAAGCAGATGCAGTGTTCATCGACTTTGGTTACGGCACTGGCATCCACTCCATCGGTAAATCATGGGGCAGGGGATGGCGTCTGGTTAACTTTGCTGGCGAATCTAAAGACCCTCAGATGCTTAACAAGCGTGGCGAAATGTGGAACGCGCTGAAAAGTTGGCTTAATGAGGGAGGAAGCATTGATGACCAACAAACCTCTGATGAAATTGTCGCTCCTGAATACAAGGTGAAACTCGACGGCAAGATCGTTCTTGAATCCAAAGACGAGATGAAGCGCCGCGGCATTCCATCACCAAACAGGGCTGATGCGCTGGCTCTTACCTTCGCGTTCCCTGTCGTCAAAAACAAACCTAAACCAACTATGCCCGCCCCGATTAGACCAGTTTCCAGAGGACGATAATGGCTGACAACGAAAACAGGCTGGAGAGCATTCTGTGCAAGTTCGACGCAGACTGGACAGCCGGAGACGAAGCCAGAACAGAGGCGAAGAATGACTTGTTCTTCTCCCGAGTCTCTCACTGGGATGACTGGCTTAATCAGTACACAACATTGCAGTATCGCGGCCAGTTCGACGTGGTGCGCCCGGTAGTGCGTAAGCTGGTCGCAGAGATGCGCCAGAACCCTATTGATGTTCTCTACCGCCCGAAAGACGGCGCAAGCCCTGACGCAGCAGATACGCTGATGGGCATGTACCGAACTGACGCCCAGAATAACGCGTCGAAGATATCGGTGAATGTCGCTGTACGTGAGCAGATTGAATGCGGCATCGGCCACTGGCGGCGCGTCACCCGATACGAAGACCAGAGCCCGACCAGTAACAACCAGATTGTGCTTCGTGAGCCGATTCACTCCTCATGCTCCAGCGTGGTGTGGGACAGCAACAGCAAGCAGATGGATAAGTCCGACGCCCGTCACTGCACTCTGATCCACTCGATGAGCCGTGACGGATGGAAGGCATTTGCTGAAGAGCATGGGCTTGATGAGGATGTTATCCCGTCATTCCAGAGCCCTAACGAGTGGGTTTTCCCCTGGTTGACTCAGGACACCATTCACGTCGCTGAGTATTACGAGGTGGAGCGGAAGAAAGAGACCGTCTACATCTACCAAGACCCGATAACTGGCGCTCCTTCGGCCTACTACAAGCGTGATATCAAAAACGTCATCGATGACCTGGCCGACCGTGGGATGGTCAAGGTTGCTGAGCGTAAGGTTGAACGCTGCCGGGTATATAAATCCATCATCACCTGCACCGAAATTCTGAAAGACCGGCAACTCATTGCAGGCGAGCATATCCCCATCGTGCCGCTATTCGGTGAGTGGGGCTTTGTCGAAAGCAAAGAGGTGTATGAGGGCATTGTCCGCGGTACCAAAGACGGCCAGCGCCTGCGCAACATGATCATGTCGTTCAACGCTGACATCGTGGCCCGCACACCCCGCAAAAAGCCAACGTATTACCCTGAGCAGATTGCCGGCTACGAACACATGTACGACGGCAACGATGACTATCCGTACTACCTGCAGAACCGCACCGATGAAAATGGTAACGACCTGCCGCTGGGTGCCATCTCATACATGGAAAACCCGGAGGTTCCGCAGGCCAATGCCTACATGCTTGAGGCCGCTACTGCAGCAGTGAAAGAGGTGGCGACGCTAGGCGTTGATGCTGAGGCTGTTAATGGTGGACAGGTTGCCTTCGAGACGGTCAACCAGCTGAACATGCGTTCTGATCTGGAGACGTTCGTATTCCAGGACAACCTTGCCACTGCGATGCGCCGTGACGGTGAAATTTACCAGTCGATCGTCAATGACATCTACGACATTCCCCGTACCGTTACCATCACGCTTGAAGATGGCAGCGAGAAGGAGGTGCAGCTGATGGAGCAGGTGGTTGACCTCGCAACAGGCGAAACAACCGTTCTGAACGACATCAGGGGACGCTATGAGTGCTACACCGACGTTGGCCCGTCCTTCCAGTCGATGAAGCAGCAGAACCGCGCAGAGATTCTTGAATTGCTCGGCAAAACACCGCAGGGAACTCCTGAATATCAGCTTCTGTTACTGCAGTACTTCACGCTTCTGGATGGCAAAGGCGTCGAGATGATGCGCGACTACGCCAACAAGCAGCTTGTTCTGATGGGTGCGAAGAAACCGGAAACACCTGAAGAGCAGCAATGGCTTGCTGAGGCGCAGATGGCTAAACAAGGCCAGCAAGACCCGGCAATGGTTCAGGCTCAGGGTGTGCTTCTGCAAGGCCAGGCTGAACTGGCTAAAGCCCAGAACCAGACACTGTCACTGCAAATCGACGCCGCTAAGGTCGAAGCTCAAAACCAGCTTAACGCTGCGAAAATCGCAGAAATCTTCAACAACATGGATCTCAATAAACAGTCCGAGTTTAGAGAGTTCCTCAAAACCGTTTCAACCTTCCAGCAACAGCGCAGCGATGATGCCCGCGCCAATGCTGAATTACTTCTCAAAGGTGATGACCAGACGCATAAACAGCGCATGGACCTCGCCAGCATCCTGCAATCGCAGAGACAAAACACACCTTCCGGCAGCGTAGCCGAGAATCCTCAATAAGAGAGAGTTAATCATGCAAGACACCATCAATATTCAGGAAACTGAAGACTTAAACACGTCCGGCAATCAAGCAGCGGCATCTGCTGATGGCTCTGTTGTCGATAATGCCAACGACAACGCAGGGCATGGAGAAGGCTTCGAGATCGTCCTGAAAGACGATGAGGTAAAGCCAAAGCAAGACCCGGCAACAAACGCACACTTCGCAGCTAAGCGACTGGAGCGCAAGCGTCAACGTGAGCTTGAGCAGCAGGCGGAGGCAGTAAAGCGTGGCGAATTACCGGAGAACTTACGGGTTAATCCTGAATTACCCGCTCAGCCGAATGCTAATGACTTCTTCTCAGATGAAGCCATGGAGAAGTACGGCTGGGATAGCGGTCGCGCTCAAGCGGCATTCCAGCAAGCGAATAACGAGTGGCTTATCAAGGCTCAGGATGCGCGAAGCAATGCTGTCGCAGAGCAGGGTCGCAAAACTCAGGAATACACCCAGCAATCAGCGCAATACGTCGAGGCTGCCCGTAAGCACTATGACGCGGCGGAAAAGCTCAACATTCCTGATTACCAGGATAAAGAAGATGCGTTCATGCAGATCGTACCGGCACCGGTAGCGACTGACATCATGCGTCTCTTCCCGGAGAAATCCGCTGCGCTCATGTATCACCTCGGGGCCAACCCAGAGAAAGCTCGCCAGTTACTGGCAATGGACGGGCAGTCAGCGTTGATTGAACTCACTCGACTCTCAGAACGTTTAACTCTCAAGCCTCGCGGCCAACAGGTTTCATCCGCTCCTCCTGCAGATCAGTCCATCACTGGCGATGTTTCGGCGGCCAACGTCGAAGCTATGCGCAAGGACATGGACACAGCATCAAGCAAGGGCGATGTAGAGACCTATCGCAAGCTCAAGGCAAAACTTAAAGGAATTCGATAATGGCATTGAACGAAGGTCAAATCGTTACGCTGGCAGTGGATGAAATCATTGACACTATTACCAGCCTGACACCTATGGCGCAGAAAGCGGGTAAATACACGCCGCCTGCATCTGAAATGCAGCGTTCCAGCAACACCATCTGGATGCCTGTAGAGCAGGAATCGCCGACTCAGGAAGGCTGGGACTTAACTGGTAAATCAACCGGTCTGCTGGAGCTTAACGTTCCTGTCAGCCTGGGTGAGCCGGATAACGACTTCTTCCAGCTGCGTGCTGACGATCTGCGTGATGAGACGGCATATCGCCGCCGCATTAACGCAGCAGCCAAGAAACTGGCGAGCAACTGTGAAGTGAAAGTCGCCAACCTGGCGGCTGAAATGGGTTCTCTGGTGGTTACCAGCAATGACCCTATCGGCACTGCAGCAGGTAGTGGCTGGGATTTCGTGGCTGACGCTGAAGAAATCATGTTCTCTCGCGAACTGAATCGCGATTCCGGCCTGTCTTACTTCTTCAACCCGAAGGACTACAAGGCAGCCGGTCACGATCTGGTTAACCGCGACATCTTTGGTCGCGTCCCGGAAGACGCATACAAAAACGGCAGCATTCAGCGCCAGGTTGCTGGCTTTGATGATGTGTTGCGCTCTCCAAAACTGCCAGTTCTCCCGGCATCAACTGCAACCGGGCTGACTGTCAACGGAGCTCAGAAGTTCAAACCTGTAGCATGGGATCTGGATGCCGACGGCAACAAGCGCAACGTTGATAACCGCCTGGCTACCGTAACGCTCTCTGCGACAACCGGGCTGAAGCGCGGCGACAAAATCAGCTTCACCGGCGTTAAGTTCCTCGGCCAGATGGCTAAAAACGTGCTGGCGCAGGATGCGACGTTCTCTGTCGTGCGTGTCATTGACGGTACGCATGTCGAGATTACGCCTAAGCCGATCGCTCTGGATGACACTTCCCTGTCTCCTGAGCAGCGCGCTTATGCCAACGTGAACACCTCACTGGCAAACAGCATGGTCGTAAACCTGCTTAACAAAGTGAACGCCCGTACCAACGTATTCTGGGCGGATGATGCAATCCGTATCGTTAGCCAGCCGATCCCGGCTAACCACGAATTGTTCACAGGCATGAAGACCAAGTCATTCTCCATCCCGGAAGTGGGTCTGAATGGCATCTTCGCGACGCAGGGTGACATCAACACCCTGTCCGGCCTGTGCCGTATCGCGGTCTGGTACGGTGTTAACGCAACCCGACCTGAGTCAATCGGCGTCGGTCTGGCAGATCAGGCGTAATCACTCAACCACTAAGGGGCTTCGGCCCCTTAGTTCATTCTGGAGCAGAACATGACACAGATGGTGTATCGCCAAGGCGACATGAATAAGTGGAAGGGTGTTGGCTACGACTTCGAGATCATCGGTGAAGATGAGTTGCAGGAGTATCTCGATGCTGGCTGGTTTGCGCATCCTGATGACCTGGTGGAATCTCTTGCAGAGCCAGAGCCAGAGCCAGAGCCAGAGCCAGAAGTGAAACAACGTAAAAAGCCGGGGCCAAAGCCTAAGGCGGAAGACAATGCTGATAGCGACTAAAGGCGACATCGTCAGGGCGGCGCTGCGTAAGTTGGGTGTCGCATCTGACGCCACGCTCATCGACGTTGAGCCGCAGTCAATGCAGGACGGCGTTGATGACCTCGAAACGATGATGGCCGAATGGTACCAGGACGGGAAAGGCATCATTACCGGCTACGTGTTTACCGACCCGGACAATCCGCCCGCAGAAGGAGACGATCACGGCATGCGATCCAGTGCTGTTAGCGCTGTGGTGTTTAACCTTGCCTGCCGCATTGCACCGGATTATCACATCGAACCAACTGCAAAAGTCATTACCACTGCCCGAAATGGGAAAGAGCTGCTCGTCAAAAACACGGCTCTCAGTCGCGCCAAGCGAGCGCCTTATCCAAACCGGATGCCGATCGGCAGTGGTAACAGTTTCGCCACTCTGAATGGATGGCATTACTTCCCGGGAGAGCAGAACAATGCCGATCCAGCAACTTCCTCTGATGAAGGGAACGGGTAAAGACTACCGAAACGCCGACTATATCGACTACCTGCCGGTGAACATGCTGGCCACGCCGAAGGAGGTACTCAACAGTAGCGGATACCTGAGGTCATTCCCCGGCATAGCAAAGCGTGGAGATGTCGTTGGTATATCGCGAGGTGTCGAGTACAACACAGCTCAGAACGCCGTGTATCGTGTATGTGGCAGCAAGCTCTATAAGGGCACAGAAGAGGTAGGGAATGTGTCAGGTTCCGGGCGCGTATCAATGGCCCATGGGCGAACCTCTCAGGCTGTAGGCGCAAACGGGCAACTTACTGAGTATCGCTATGACGGCACGACCAAGACAGTATCAAACTGGCCGACAGATAGTGGTTTTACTCAGTATGAATTAGGTTCAGTTCGTGACATCACTCGATTACGTGGTCGGTACGCCTGGTCGAAAGATAATTCTGACTCCTGGTTTATTACTGACCTCGAAGACGAATCGCATCCTGATCGTTACAGCGCAGAGTATCGAGCCGAGTCGCAACCTGACGGGATAATTGGCATTGGGACATGGCGTGATTTCATCGTATGTTTCGGGTCATCGACGATTGAGTATTTTTCTCTTACTGGTGCAACGACTGTAGGCGCATCTCTCTATGTGGCCCAGCCGTCTCTGATGGTGCAGAAGGGTATCGCTGGCACTTACTGCAAAACTTCATTTGCCGACTCTCACGCCTTTATCAGCCACCCGGCAACCGGCGCACCATCCATTTATGTGATCGGCTCAGGACAGGCATCTCCGATAGCCACAGCAAGCATCGAGAAGATTCTCCGCTCATATACCGCCGATGAGCTGGCAACCGGTGTCATGGAAACTCTACGGTTTGACTCGCACGAATTGCTGATAATCCACCTGCCTCACCATGTACTGGTGTATGACGCGGCGGCCAGCCAGAACGGCCCCCAGTGGTGCGTGCTGAAGACAGGCCTGTACGATGATGCCTACCGGGCTATCGACTTCATGTATGAGGGCAATCAGATAACGTGTGGTGACAAGTCTGAGGCTTTAACAGGGCAGCTGCAATTCGACATCAGCAGCCAGTACGACACTCAGCAGGAGCATTTGCTATATACGCCACTTTTCAGGGCCGACAATGCCCGCGTGTTCGACTTCGAGGTTGAGGCTTCGACAGGTGTTGCACAATACGCAGATCGACTTTTTCTCTCCGCAACTACTGACGGCATCAACTACGGGCGAGAGCAGATGATCGAGCAGAATGCGCCATTCGTTTATGACAAACGCGTGCTCTGGAAGCGTGTCGGGCGCATCAGAAGGTTAGTTGGCTTCAAGGTAAGGGTTATCACCAAATCACCCGTAACGTTATCTGGATGCCAGATAAGGATTGAGTAATGGCAGATGATTCACTCAATACCCCGGTGATTGTGCAAGCTACGCGGCTTGATGCCTCCATCCTTCCGAGAAACATCTTCAGCCAGTCCTACCTCCTGTATGTGATCGCCCAGGGAACCGACTTGGGAAACGTGGCAGGGAAAGCCAACGAGGCAGGACAGGGGGCTTATGACGCGCAGGTCAGGAATGACGAGCAGGATGTTACTCTTGCCGACCATGAGGGAAGAATCACCGCCAACACAAACGCGATAAACCTCCTTGAGGTCAGGCTAACAACTGCAGAAGGCAAGATTGTTACCCTGCGCAGTGATGTTGATTACCTGCTGGATGAAGTTATCGATATCCAGGCGGAAATTGTCACTATAAACGGTGATATTGACGCAATACAGGCTGATTACGTATCAAAAACGGTAACGACCTCTCAAACGCTAGCATCACCTCTCAACGTCACAACTTCGTATTCTGTCGGCGGAACAAAGGTCGTAGGCGCAAGGCAAGCAGGATGGACAGCGGCCACTGGTACGTCATTGCTGGGATCGTTCAACGCTAACCAGACCTATTCGGCGAGCGCCACGTACTCCCAATCTGAAATTCAGTCCTTGGGTAATGGACTTCAGCAGGCGCGGCAGCGCATCAAGGCGCTAGAAGATATGGCACGTACTCACGGTCTAATATCATGAACATGATAGACAAAATTACTGGCTCACAGTTGATGAGGCTATGGGGAGTTCCATCATGGCCTTCAGTCGATGGCGATTATTTTTTGTGGTGTGGGGTAGGGCTATTCGTATGTATGGATTTTGGTGATCACGTGGACCTTCATATGGCGATGAAGCCTGGAGAACGCCACCGGTGCCGTGATGCGGTATCTGAAGTGCTGTCTCTGATTGGCAAGCGTGAGATACATGCTCCTATACGAATTGAGCATAAACAAGTGTGCAATTTGGCCCGTATGTTCGGATTTAAAGAGGTATGGCGTGGCGATGTCGAGTATGTCGATGATACTCGAGGAGAATTAATTTTAATGAAGAGGTACGCACAATGAGTGGTATCGCTAAAGGTATTGGCAAGGTGGTAGGTTCTATTACTGGAGCCAATGATGCAGCCAAAGCGCAGACAAATGCCTCCAATCAGGCCAATGCTACAGCGCTGCAGATCTTCAATCAGCAGCAGCAGACACTTTCCCCATTTGTTCAGTCAGGGCAGTCATATCTGCAGGGCCTCAACGGCCTGTTGAATAATCGCGCCGGAACGCTTAATGATTACTACAACTCAGCGGAGTATCAGGGGCTGGCTAATCAGGCGCGATATCAGAACCTGCAAACGGCAGAGGCTACCGGGGGTCTTGGGTCGACAGCAATAAGCAACCAACTCGCAGCGATAGCTCCGCAATTGGGGCAGGCTTATCTAAACGACAGGTATAACCAGTTGCTCGGCGGTGTGAACATCGGCCTTGGCGCGGCAGGAGGAACTAATGCGGCGGCCGGTAATTACTCCAGTGCTGTGCAGAACAACCTGCAAACTATTGGCTCTGCTCAGGCCGGTCGCTATCTTGCTAACGGCCAAACCATGACTCAAGGGCTTGGCTTCCTTGCTGGCTTATTCTGAGGTGATAAATGGCTGGTCCATTCGATTATTCAGGCGGTAACGGGTTTGCCGATGGGCTGCGCACTGCAGGGTTGTATCAGGCTGTTCAGGCTCAGAGGGCTGAAACAGAGATGGCACAGGCGCAAGCCGCAGAGCTCGCACAGTTCAAACAGGACTGGCAATCATCCTTTGGTGATCCGAAGAAGATGACCGCACTAGTAGCCAAATACCCAGGCCAACTTGCCGCCATCAAGCAGGGTATTGGTTTTCAGGATGAGCAACATCAGATGGCGCTGGGCAATGCTGCTCGTGACCTTCGCGTTGCCATGGCATCGCGCAACCCGCAGGTAATAGGCGAGGCCGCATCCCGTAATGCTGGCGTGCTTGGTACTATCGGATCATCTCCGCAAGACATCCTGAAGCAGTATCAGCAAGACCCCCAGTCTCTGGCGAATATCGTGGATGCGGTAGGTCTGAGCGCTCTAGGTCCCAAGGCTTACTACGAGGTGCAGAACGACCGGGCGCAGCGTGCTAATGACCAGGCAACATTAGCTGAACGAATCCGCAGTAATCAGGCAGGGGAAGCCCTACAAGCTCGAGGTCAGGATATTCAAGTAAGGGGTCAAAATATTTCTGCGCAGAATGCTCAGCTTTCCGCAAACGGCGCTACTAGTGATATGAAAAACTACGCCGCTTACTCCCGCCTGCTTAAAACTGATCCAGAAGCAGCTGCAATGTTTGCCCAAGTGGCTGGCATCAACACGGCATCTGCTGGCAATAGGCAGGTTCAACTATCTGACGGCAGGACAGTTAGCGTTGGTGGCAAGCTGCATGGCGCGGGGCAGAATGCGTTTTATGAAGGTCGTGATAACAATGGGAACGTCGTGCGCGTGCCTGCCAGTGCCATAGCCGCGCCTGCCACCTCCGCAGCATCAGCGGGTAACTATGCGATGGCGAAAGACCTCACGGCCATTGAAAATGCCAGCCCTGAAACGCTTGGATTTATGACCGGAGTGACCGGTGGTAATGGTTCCCCTGCGTTAGGTGCCGACATTCGTAGTCGCATAAGCGGCAAGGACGAGCGGCAGGTTTACAATGCTGCACAGCGCATCCAGGGGAAAATGCAGAATCAGGGCATCGCGGCTGCGCGAGACATGGGCGCATCAGGCATTAACACTGTGGCTGAAGCTAAGATGTATTTTCAGGGGATGCCGCAGATCGACTTTTCAAGTCCCGATGCTGTTCAGGAGTCTGTGCGAAATATCCGTCAATATACCGATCAGTACAATCAGCAGTACAACGTAAGTGTAGGCGGCGGTGGCAGAGCACAGGCACCTCAGCCAGCAGTGCAGCCAGCGCGACAGCCGCAACAACAGGCAGGCTTCTCTTCTTTATGGGGTGATTAATGGCTAAGGCATGGAAAGACGTTATTGCCACGCAGCAGTATCAGGCATTAGCACCAGAACAGAAAGTGGCCGCTCAGGAGCAATACTTCAACGAGGTGGTCGCTCCGCAGGCAGGCAGCAATGCAGAGCAGGCTAAACAGGCTTTCTACTCTGCATACCCGAAAGGGATGTTAGAAAAGGGCAATATCGACATCCACAATCGCCCGGTTGTTAAAAATGCGGACGGCAGTATTAGCACTGTTCGCAGCATGTCCATAAACATGGATGGCAAAGAAGTGCTCATTCCGACCGTTAGCGATGATGGAAGAATTATGTCCAATGATGAGGCGATTGATAGCTTCATGAGAACCAGAAAGCATTTAGGCATGTTCGATAACCCTGATGATGCAACCGCATACGCAGAAAGCTTGCATAACGAACAAGCCGATGAATATCTTCCACGCCAGCATCAATCGCAACAAAACCCAGGTCAACAGCCACAACAAATAGCACAGCCACAACAACAGGGCGGATTCATGTCAGAACTTGGCAATGCTGCCGCCGAAACGGGACGCGGATTGCTTCAGGCTGGCGTTAATATTGCCAATATACCTGCGTCTGTGGCTGACGCCGTAACAAGCGCCGGGGCATGGGCGGGTAAAAAACTTGGCCTGGGTGACGGGAATTATCAGCCTGCACCACGGGTCACCACCGAGGGGTTAGCTCAGGATTTTGGTATGCAGCCTGGCGCTTTAGCCCCTCAGACCACAGCGGGCAAAGTCTTTGCTGAGGCATTGCCATACCTGACGCCTGTTGGCGCTGAACGGGCGGCAGTGCAGGCCCCTACCGTTGCTGGCCGGGTAGCACAAGGCGCATCCAGATTATTGGCAGAAAACGCTGCGGGTTCACTGGCTGCGAATAGTGAGCAGAATAACCCGGAAGCTCTCGCAACCGATTTGGCTACCGGCGTAGCTTTAGGTGGCGCTATCAATCAGGTTGGCCGTGTTGCAGGAGCCGCCTATCGTGGTGTGCGTGGCTCTATCTCTCCTGAGGCGCGTGAGGCAATCCAGTTCGCTAACTCTGCCGATGTGCCGCTACATACAACTGACGTACTGCAGCCAAACTCCCGTGTCGGCCGCATGGCTCAAACTACAGCTGAGAACATTCCTTTCGCTGGCACGAGTTCTATGCGGGCCGCACAGCAGGAGGGGCGTAGTCAGCTGGTAGAGGAATATGCATCGCGGTTCGGGGAATATGACCCATCTATAGTTATCGGAAGCCTGAAAGCCAAGACATCAGGAATAAGAAAGGCAGCTGGTAATCGGCTTGAGCAGGTTCAGAACGCAATGGCAGGTGTAAATATTCAACCTACACGAGCTATTCAGCAAATTGACGACGAAATCGGTAAGCTGCAAAAGTTGGGCCGCGTTGCGGACAGAGACACGATCGGAAAGTTGCAGTCTTATCGGGATGAGCTTGCTACTGGCAATACAGATCTTCAGCAACTGAGCACTTTAAGGAGTCAGTTCAGGCAGGATGTGAAGGGTGAAAGGCCCTTTCTTCCCAATCAATCTGATGCAGCCATTCAGCGGGTATACAGCGCAATGACAGGAGACATTGACGGCGCAATTGGACAGAATCTTGGTAGTGACAGCCTGAGGCGATATAAGCAGGCTAATGCCATTTACGCAGATGAAGCAAATAAGCTGAAAAACACGCGCCTGAAGAACGTAATCATGAAGGGTGATCTGACGCCTGAAGTTGTGAACAACATGCTGTTCAGTGGCAAAAAATCTGAGGTGCAAAATCTGTATCGCTCAGTGGGACAAACTGGGCGTGCTCAGATGCGTAACGGTATTATCGGAAAGGCAATGGAGAAGTCTGGCGGGTCACCAGACCAGTTTTTACGCCAGGTAAACCTCATGTCTAACCAGACAGGAATAGTTTTCAATGGGCGCGATGCCGCTTACCTGAAGGGGCTGAAAAACTATCTGGAGTCAACGAAGAGGGCGGGACAGGCTGGCGTTACCACTCCTACTGGGCAGCAAACGATCCCATTCATTCTTGGGATTGGGTCGGTGACAAACCCGGCGCTGGTTGGCGTGGGTGGCGGGTATGGTTTGCTGGCAAGGCTATACGAGAGCGGGCCAGTACGCAATGCAATGCTTCGCCTGGCTAACACTCCCAGAGGCTCTACAGCCTTTGAAAAATCACTATCTGATATTCAGCGTGTCGCTAATTCACTAGCGCAGGGCGCAAAGTCTGAAGCCTTAAGCGAATAGCAGTCTACCGACCACGATACCAAATATCAGAAAAGCAAAATTCAGTAAGTCTCTGTTCATAAATCCCCCATTTGTTTAACCAATTATAACCGACCTTAACGCAATGCTGCGCAACTTTACGTTGTGCGGCTTTGCTGCGCCCGGAGCATAGTAAATGTCAGATATCTCTGCCAATGTGACCGTATCGATGCCCAGCCAGCTATTCACTATGGCTCGCTCATTTAAAGCCGTGACTAACGGTGAAATCTATATCGGTAAGATTGATACCGACCCTACCATCCCTGCCAATCAGATTCAGGTTTATATTGAAAACGAGGACGGCAGCCTCGTTCCTGTTGCGCAGCCTATCATCATCAACGCTGGCGGCTATCCTGTATACAACGGTCAGATCTCTAAATTCGTCACCGTTCAGGGTCACAGCATGGCTGTATACGACGCTTACGGTGTGCAGCAATTCTACTTCCCAAATATTCTAAAGTATAACCCTGACCAGTTTAGGCAAGAACTGGAGGGGGACGATGGATATAAGGTTATCCCGAGCATCTGGAGGGTATTGTCTGACGTCCCGGTAGAGATGTTTCGTGCCCCCAGCCTCTCTGACCAGCAGGTCATTCAGGCGGCCAGCAATTACGCTGTACTTACAGGGCGCGCGTTGCTGTTTGAAGCCGGAAAAACTTATGAGGTTGAAACGCTGACCGTTGCATGCGATTGGTCAGGAAAGGCAACCATTAAGCGCAGAATTGGCACTTCGTCAACATTGCTCGTTTTTAATAGCGGTAAAAAAGTATCTGGCCTGACAGTAGATGGCAATAATTCAGAATGCACTGGTTCTGCCAGTAATATTGTGATGAATGCAGTGAGCGGGGCAGTTTTTGAAAATGGCGCTTCGCTTAACGCGCTTGGTCACAGCATTGAAATCAACAACAGCTCGACTACTGACGATAGCCGGTTACCAAACCGACTCAGTAACCTGGTCATTACTGGCACTACCCTTGGGCATGGCATTAGCCTTTATAACGCCGCATCAGAAATCATTGAGGATATCAATGTCAGCAACTGTGCTGGCGGAATTTCTGCGGGAGGCAGTCAGCGAGGCATACGCCCTGTTAAATTGTCCGGTATTTATGCTCATCATAACCGTGACACAGGCGTTGAGATTGGCTTTATATCCACAGTAGATACACCTGTATACGAAGTTGTATCTATTATCTATTCTAATAGCCACTACAATGGGAAAAACGGATTCGCCGTACAGTCGCACCATACGACTATGAGCAATTGTCATGCTTACTACAACGGAACGACAGCTGAGCATCAGGGATTTCTCATCAACGCAGATGGGGTGTCATTTGCTGCTCTCGAGGCGTTCCAGAATGCCGGGGTTGGTTTTGACTTCGGGGATTGTCGCAAATGTACAGGCACAAGCCTTCTGGCTGAGTCTAACGGGTGGATAGGTCTCGAGATTAACTCCTGTGAAGATATGGCAATTTCAGGTGTCGTATTAAACGACAACTTCAAGGGCAAGCCTGATGGAGAGATGCAGGCCGCCATTACAATTCATAAAGGCAATGGGGGTTATCCATTCCAGGGAGACAATAAAGCAATCTCTATATCAGGAGTAGCAATCCGTAGCGGTGATGGTCAGAGATATGGTGTATACGTAGATCAATACTCTTTTGACATTTCACTGACAGGAATAAATGCCAAAAACATAGGATTGTTGGAAGACATATTCACGGCATCTCCGAACATCACGACAAGCGGCTGCGTAACCAGGTGGGACCCATTGGGATTGGCAAGGGCGAGCATCTCTGCTGGCGGCATACAGATCCCCAGCGTTGCAAACTCGGTTTCGGTAAATGGAGGCGGCAACGTAATCAGTGTCACCATTATGAATGGAGGTGCCTTTGTTAAAGATCGCACCGTTAGACTGATAGCTGTGAATGGATTTACGCTGGAAAACTCAGGCCCCTCAGGAACAGGAAACCTTTTTATAGGATCTAGCAGGGTTATTAATGCCGGTGATTATATAAATCTCTGGTCAGACGGCTCCGGAGGCTGGAAATTAGGTTAAATGTTAAGGGGCCACAAGGGCCCCTGATTGTTTATTTTAAACCTTTGAATATCTCTTCTTTATTATATTCTATAATGTATCGCGCTCCTGCTTTGGTAAGGTGACCCCAGTCTATTGCTGTGAGGTTAGAAGCTCCTGGAGCAGTTCTCACAAGGCAACCTTCGTCATTGCACATTGACTCAACAGCCGATATATAATCAACGCCCATAGCGTTTACACGAGGCTTCAGATACTCATCGAAATGGAAAATATCCTGAACGAGGCCATCTTTCATATGCTCTGGTGGCATAGCCTTATTGTCTTGATAGAACTTAATGACCTGTCGCAAGAGGCTGTCCTGCCATTCGGGGACCGGTCCTATTACGACAATTCGTGATTCAGGTGAAACAGTTTTTATTTTATTTATAGTCTCTGAAAGTTTACTTGCCGTCCATTCCATATCATTAGAGGCGTTTCCGCCATGAGCCATCCATGAAATAAGAATTACCTTTGGCTTCACTTCTGAGACAAATTTCAGCTTCTGCTCATTGGCAACGAGCAGATCTTTGCCGGAGTCTGTGAATCTGCCACTAACAAAAAATGGAGGCCCGTTACCATCTGTTGCCTGGCTGATTTTTGCTTTGTAGCCATTAGTTTTAAGTACGGATTTGAGCCCTGAATAAAATGTCGCTGCGTATGAGTCACCCCAGATGAAGACCTGATCTGAGTTCGTCGAAATGCATCCGTTCTTTACGGCTGTATCAGGGTCTACCGAATGGCAAACCTGGTTCCTGACTTCACCTGGAAAATCAAAGAACTTATAGGGCTCAGTGATAGATGCATACTCACCAATAGAGCCATTGACGGCCCTGCCAGGGATCCCGTCTGATTTAAAAGTAAAGATACCTACCAGACCTAATGAGAAAACACCGGCAACCAGAGAGCCGAGCATTGCAGGTTTTTTCGCGCCAAACCTAACTGGGGACTCAATACATTTGTAAGTGAAAATGGCCATCACAAAGCAGAACGCTATAAGCCAGCACTTCACTGTAGCGGAAGGCTCTCCCGCGCCGATAATCCTGGCTGACGAATAGACCGGCCAGTGCCAGAGATAAAGAGGATAGCTAATCAGGCCTATCAACACTAATGGCTTCAAGCACAAAAGCTTATTAACAATTCCTTTCTCGCTAAGGATCAGCAGTGTCGCGCCTGCAACGGGAAGTGTTGCAATGTGCCCCGGGAACGGCATCGACTCATCTATGAATGCTACGGATATAGCCAGCAACGCCAGTCCACAGATTGAAATTATATTCTCCTGTAGCTGACTGAAACTGTGTTTATGATTGGATTTGTACCCGGCAAGGATAGCGCCAAACATTAGCTCCCAGAATCGCGATAGCGGGGAGTAGTAGTTAGCTCCAGTGGTAGAGTGCATCGTATAGACACTTGCAACGAAGCTAACAAAAAGAACGCCAAGACTCGTTACATAAAGTGAATTCCTTGCTCTGGAGAATACCATGAGCAGCAATGGCCAGAACAAATAGAACTGCTCCTCAACGCCAAGCGACCACAGGTGCAGCAAAGGCTTCAGCTGAGAGCTGCTGTCAAAATAACCTGACTCACTCCATAGCATTAGGTTAGATATAAAGAACGAGCCGCCAAAAATATGCTTTCCTAGCGATGAGTAGTCACCCTGTAAAAACAGGAACCACCCAAAAACATAACATGTTGCTAAAACTAATAGCAGGGCGGGGAATATCCGAATTACCCTCTTTTTATAAAAACCTAAGATAGTAAAAGAACCAGTATTCACCTCTTTTATGATGATGCTGGTTATCAGGAATCCGGATATGACAAAGAATATATCCACTCCCACAAAGCCACCTGGAAGCAACGATGGGAAGAAGTGAAATATCAACACCGACATTACAGCTATAGCCCGAAGTCCGTCGATGTCACGTCTGTATTTTATCAACATGGTTTTAGTCTTGTGACAATGGAATATTTATCGCCGGATAATACACGGCGATGCTCGGTTAGTTAAGATTTATCTGCACGTCTCCTAGCCTACTTTCTCATCTAGCCAGTCGGCCCAAAACTGCATCATCTCCCGCCTGGTATCGAGATAGGCGGCATGGTTGTAGACTGAGCGAGTGCCGCCGCTAACGTGAGCCAGTTGCATTTCTATGGCGTCGCTATTCCAGTGCTTTTCATTCAGCACCGTGCTGAACTGATGGCGGAACCCGTGGCCGCTAGTCTGACCTTCATAGCCAATGTTGCGGATAAGGCCAAGTACAGAGTTTTCGCTGATGGGCTTCTTCCTGTCATTTCGCCCGGGGAAGCATAGCTCATACTGGCCGGTGACTTGCTTCAGAAACCGGAAAAGCTCGACTACCTGATCTGACATCGGAACTACGTGCAGCTTTCGGCCCTTCATCACTGACGGGTCAACGCTGATTAACCTGTTTTCAAAATCGATTCCTGTCCATGCCAGCGAGCGGAGTTCGACAGTACGCATCGCTGTATAGTGCAGCACCTGTGCCGCTATCTTTATAACAATCCACCCGCCGTAGGCATTCATTGCCCGCTGGAACTCGTGTATGCGATGCATTGGAAGGAAAGGGTAGTTCTCTTTTCTGTAGCCGCGCATTGCCCCAGCCAGGTCCCTTGAAGGGTTGTATTTTGCCCGGCCAGTAACAATTGCATAGCTGAACACTTCCCCGCACCTGCGCCGGGCTTTGTCCGCGCGCTCCATCGCCCCTCTGTCCTCAAAGTTCCTGATCACCTTCAGCAAAACCATCGGCTCCACATCATCCATGCGTAAATAGCCGATGATCGGCAGAACGTCATCATCAAACATCCTCAGCATTTCATCGGCATATCCTTTCGACCATACTTTTGATTTATGAGCATGCCACTCCCTGAAGATATCCCCGAACGAATCCGCGACAGCCTCTTTCTCTTTCTTCTTTATTGCCTGCTTCTGCCCGGCAGGGTCCACGCTGTTAAGCAGTTTCATTTTTGCTTCAGACTGTTTTGCCCTGGCCTCGGTAAGAGTGATCTCCGGGTATGGTCCGATTACCAGCGTCTTTTCTTTTCCGTCGAACCGGTACCGCATGCGCCAGACCTTTTTGCCGGACGGTGGGACGAACAAAAACAAGCCGCCAGAATCAGCAAGGCGGTATGACTTGTCAGTGGGTTTAGCGGCGTCTATCTGCTTAACGGTAAGCATGTGGGCATAATTCCGTGGTCATTTTTCACTATGCCCGCAATATGCCCGCAAAAGTTCCGTGGAGTCAATACATGTCAGGTAACGTCGGGTAATGGTAGATTGGCTTGAATGATTGCTGTGAGAGGGGTTTTGGTGTCGTCAGGAAATGCGAGGTAATGAGAATGTGGTGTCCCCTGCAGACATCATATTTTGAATGTAAGTGCAGGGGATTTATTGATAAATGTCTATGTGAAGAAATTTGTGCCCGCTGTTATGCCCGCAAAGCGCAATCACGAGGCTTTTCTTTGAGGGGAAAGATGGCTGAATTTCCAGTGCTGGTAGTCGGCATACAGCCAGCGAGATGAGCGACCGTATTTGATTGGCTTGGGGAGTTTGCCGGCCTTAATCTGGTCATAGAAATATTTTGCTGTGTAGCCAGCATCCTCGATCATGAACTTCATGTCAATGAGGGAGTCTTCGCGTAGTTCGCGCATAGTTTAACCTCCGGGCAAAAAAATGCCCGCACAGTGGCGGGCTAAACATTTAATCCAATCTCCAACGCCAGTCTCCTGTGTCAGAGCGGTTCGGTATTGCACCCATCAGCCTACTCAGGGAATAGGCTGGAAGGTGGTTAACCCATCAGGTTTAACTTTCGATCAATTTCATCTGTGTCAACATCTAAATCCTGACACCAGGTGAGCCAGTCATCTTCATGCTCGGCAATGATCCCCTGGACAGCTTCGACCTCAGCCTCACTGAGCAAATCTTCCTTGTAGTCATCCCAAGACACTGAACAAAGGCGTCCGCCATTGAACTGCATCCCTGCGTTTACTGGAGGCTCCTTGCCATCCTCAAACTCAACTACGAATGTCATCTTGCCCATCGTTACTCTCCTTTCGCCAGCGCTTCATACTGCTGAGATGTTGTGTCTATGGGGGGAGGTTGAGAGGATGGAGTGCCATCGATTTCGCAGATGGAAACAATAATCACCTCGCCTGGCGACTTATTTATTTGCTTAAGTTTTTTCGTCACTTCCTGTGCATCACCCTTACTCCATTTTCTCGGAACGCCTATCTCTATCGACCCGACACGACCCCCTTGCTCTGAGTAACTAACCAAATACCAATGTTCGCCGACTCCTTCCTGCTCAGCCTTCAGTGCCTCCCTGCTGGCCTGCCATGCGTGCCAAGCTCTATCGATAAATTCATCGAAATAGCCGCCACGCGAGGCCCTTTTGCTCTTAATCGTAATCATCTTCACGTCAGCATAAGATGACCACCACGCCTCAAACTGATCGCGCTCGCTCATGGTTGCACCTCGATATCAATTTCAAGCTCTCCCGGCACGGTCACGCTGATGATGTCGTTTTTGACAAAGTACGACAAAGGCTCCTTCTCATCCTGAAGGAATATCGTCACCTTGCCGCCATGATAATTGAGTTTGCGGACGCGATAATAAACGCCGAAAACCTCGAACACTGAATTTGGGCCGATCTCATCAGCCCGCACCGTTTTGAATAGTCTTACGCTCATTTGGCCTCCTGCATCATGAGGTACACCACCATCGCGGCACGGAGTGGGTTTTTGTCGTATGCGGCTGCATAGGTTGTCATGAGCCCATCAAACAGACATGGCAGCTCACATTTCCACAATTCGTCTGCACAGTACGGATTAAGCATAATTCTGTGCTCGTTGATAACCGGCCCAGCGTCTTCCCAACATAACGTTGGCGCATACTGTTCCCATGGATTATTGCCATCACTCACCCAAACGGTATGAGGCCGGAGTTCGTGATATCGGCTCGTCATGCCAACAGACTTATTGTCGTCAATTTCTTGAACCATTAGCCCGCGTGCGACGGCAACGCGTTTGTTAATCTCAAAGTCACTCATCTTGCTGTAATCCATCACGCCCACCTCTGCTTATTCTTCAATTCGATTAACTGCTGGCAATCACTGCACGTACGGCATCCCGGCACAGCTACACGCCGAGGCTCTGGTATCGCCTCATCGCACTCGATACAGTGCGTCGCTGATACTGCGTTACGGTCGATACGATGTGCGGCAATGGCCTGCTCGCGGAGAAGTTCTTCAAGCTCGCTGGCCTGATCGATGATTTCTGCTGTCATGCTGCCTCCTCGCCAAAATCCAAACCCAATTGCCCGCCGAATATTTCGCATGACTCAGAGCAAGAGCCTGTATCGAACCTCTTCGCAGCAACCATCTCTTGATAAAGCTCCTGGTAATCACCGGATTCGTACATCTTCGCTATCCCATCCAGAGATAAGTGACCCCGGTACATCACTTCTTTAGAAGTCGATCGATGTCCATCCCTGACATGCTTCCCGGTAATCACTTCATTAAAAACAAGACGCCTACCCGACTCATCCCTACAAGCAAGACCAAGCTTTTGGGTCGACTTTTTAATGCAAAAGACGCAGTTCCCGAGGTGCTCTGGAATTTGAAGATCGAAAGGCTGCTCCTTCCACCAATCCAGGATGTCAGCCTTTTCGAAATCAGATAGTTCAGCGAGATATCTGATGCCATCCTTAGCTTTCAGGCGACGCGGCTCATCAGCGCGAATGCCTATCCATGTCGTGTAATTTCCTCGACCAAACGTGTCTTCGCAGTATTTGGTGAACGGGACAAGCTTCAGACGGTCAGTGCAGAACGCGCCGCCTACATATGGCGTGCCATATTTCTTGACCATGTCCATGAACGGTTTCAGGACTGGCATCCTGGTCTGAATATCTTTCGGCTCCCAGACGGTATAGCCATTTGCCTGTCCTAGCTCGGGGTTAATGGCGACCTGTAAAACGGTAAGAGGGATATCCCAGAATTTAACGACTTCACGAACGAACCTATAGGTCATTGGGTGCTCGCAGCCGGTATCCATGAAGATGTAATGCACACTTTCCCCAGCCTTTCTTCGCTGTTCCATGAGGTGTACAAGATATGCTGACGTGCGGCCACCGGAGAAGCTGACGACATGGTTCATGCTGCCTCCCTACGTGCGATAACCCTCGCACCGGATTTAATTAGTTCATCCCGCTCTACAGTTGCGAAGTGGCAGCGCGTGCGGGGGTATGGTCGCCAGATGATGAACATCGACCCTTTGTTGTTACCAGATACAGGCTTACCGGTGCGCGGGTTGATGAATGCCAGCCTGCCGGCGGTGATGAAGCGAACCTCGCTGGCAGTTTCGATAGCCTCCCGGAACCAGCCAACGGATGTATCTGCAGGCAGCAGCATCACAGTGCCGATCAGGTTCTCGCTCTCCGCCGCCGCCTTCCTGACAAACGGGCCGATATCGCTGTAAGGTGGATTCATCCATGCATACCCTCCAGCCGCTACGAATTCACTCCATGGAGTAACGAGCGTGTCCTGCTCGGCACTGATGAACTTCTCGCAAAGCTTGTTGTTGGCTGAAGCTGCCGCATCCAGCTGGAAGCAAAACTCGGCATTCATCGCTTCGAAGATGGCGGGTGGAGTGGCCCACAAATCACGATGCTCTGCCGGTGTGGATGTGCCAAAGGAGTAATCAGTCATGCGGCAACCTTCCTGCTGTTCAACTCTTCCGCTACACGCTGCGCCTTGAGTGGGTTTCTGATAACAGAGAGGCCGGGATATACCCAGCCTCTTTTAACGATTGAATAGACGAGCGTAACGCTGCCTACGCGTATGTTGTCGCATGAGCCGTTCATCGCCATTGCTCTCCAAAAACGAAGCCTATTTCTGCAAGCGCCTCGTCCATTTTCTCGATGAACTCAGGCACCATTTCGTTGAAATCAGCCATGTACTGATCATCTCGCTCAATAACTACATGGTGCAGGCCTTCGCGCTTCATGCGCGGGTCATAGTTGGCAAAAAACCAGGCTTCCTTTCCTGTTACCCACATGCTGTATTGAACCTGCGCCATATAGGCAGACTTGATGGCCTCGAATCCACCCAGCCGGAATTTCATGAAGTCACGGGAAGTAAACGGGCATTTCAGCTCAAGACCGAGGTTGTTACTGCACAAACCATCAGGGGAGCAGGCAGTTCGCATACTCTCATCACGGAACAGGATCGGGGATTCTGTGACAGTCACGCCGGTAGTGAACTCGAAAAGAGTTCGTGCATCTTCCTCAAACTGCTTACCCCACGCCAAAGCCTTGGCATTAATCTCAGGAGAAACGCCGGTGCATACTTCGGCTAGCAGGGTATGAAAGTAGGACATCTTCATATCTGTCCACTTCTTTCCGGATCGGGGCTTTGAGATGACGTTGTGCACATCAGATGCGGTTATGACGCCGAGGCGCAACTTGTGCCACGCCTCGTCGCCTTGCTCAATGACATGCACATCAACACCTGTTCGCTCCAGGATAATTTTTGGTGTCATGCTGCCGCCTTCTGTTTTAGGAAGCCTAAAGCCTTCACAGCCTCAATCTGAGTCAGTTCAGAAGCTTCCCTGAATTCTCGTTTGAAGATGCGTGAGCACAGAGGTAGAAGGTCTTCATCCCATGTCTTATTCATGCTGATCAGGAGGTCGTTAATTTCCTTTAACGTCTCCTGTGTTGCTGGGCTGATATCGCGCTCTGGCTGCCGTTCTGTGGAGAAATTAATGCCTTCCTCAGACTCGGTGTTAACGTGGTCAATAGCAGCATCCAGCCGCTCACGGCGAGGCCAGTATTTGGCAGCCTGCTTGACTACCGTTTTGAGGATCATCTGCTCCTCATCAGTAACCCACGGACATTTTTTGCTGCTGTCCTGCTTGTACTTTTTCCATGCTTCTGACCGGTCGCGAATGGCATAGATATCTGCGATTCGCATGGTGTGAGTCAGGTAGTCACCGTCATCGCTTTTTACGACGACATAGGCACCGACGATTTCACCGCGCTGATCGGTGGTGTCAAAGTCGTTATAGATATGCACTGGCGGCTTATCTAAACCTTCGCGCCGGAACTGGTCATTCTTGCGGACAATGGCTGACTGACACCACTTTATAGCTCCTGACTGCTGGGCAATGTGCATCAGGCCCATGTAGCTGATGTCGAGGCATATAGCACCTTTACGCGGCACCAGATAAGCGAGCTTCTGCGCCGGGTTTAAAGATATTCCAATGCCCGCTACGTTCATTACAGCGCTGCGGGTGCTTACAGGGTTAGAGACTGCAACTTTCGCCAGGTAGTCATTGTTGGCGAATATCTGCATCGCGAACTCAGACTCACGCTTGAAGTTGATTGAAGGCTCAGCACACACCTGCTCAAAATCACCCTTCAGTGGATTAACCAGGTCATAGACCTGGGTTATAAGTTGGCTAGCCATTACTGCGCCTCTTCAATATCAATCTGATGCTTTGCGATAACACCGGCCATGTAGCTGATGTGCTCAGCCATGCGCTCCTGAAAGTCGACGTCATCATCGAAAGCGCGTGAGATTGCTTTCAGGCCGACCCCGGCACGCTGGAGGTTATCGATACACAGAGCCTCAAAATGGCGCTGGAACAAAACTTTCTCGATATCACCGGCAAGTTCGTTTTCTTTCTCTTCGCGAGCAATCTGCTGGTAGTGTCGGGTCCAGTCCTGCGCCTCGATTCTGTCCTGAACGTGATAAGCGGCCATGAAAGCCTCCTGAATTTATGATGTGACTATCCCGCCTGCGTGGTGCCGGGATGGTTGAATGATTGGGGTAGGGGAGTTACTTGCTGAGAGCTTTGGCGATGGCTTCTTTTGCTTTGCTTGTGTTTACGTAAATCTCAGCGCGACTGGATAAATCCTGTAATGCTTCGAGTAAATCAGGGGCCGCAGCGATGAGATTGGCGTTTGCAACCTCTTCATCGTCATCCGGGTATCCAATATATTTCGCAACAATAGAGAGACCTGATTCGTCGCGCACGAGCAAGACACCCTCATTGCTAACAAACCAAGGGCCACGAGTACCCTTAAATTTGTCCATAATCGCCTCCGCGCTGATTAATATTCCCGCGATACCACGGCATGCCAGCCGCTTTCTTCATCTCTTCGTTGGCTTCCATCCACTTGAGGCCGTTGCGCTGCTCTCGGGCGTCACGGGCTTTCTGCTGAGCCTGACGGAGTAACTGGTGGTTAATGGTCATCACTTCCCCTCCATTGCATGACCAAGACCAGCTCTAATCATCTGGTCACGGTTCCGCACTTCAGAATTGAGTGGCGAGCCAACCTGAGTCAATCGCCATTTATACCGACAGGCCAGAGCTGTAACGTGATACAGCTTGTTGTTGTGGGTGACGGTCATGATTCCTCCCTGGCGCGGAGCATCGCGTCGGCAACCTTATAGGCGTGGTTAGCGAAAAGCTCCGGATTACGGGCTACATCGACTATGGCCTGCATAGCCTTAGCCGCGAAGTAGTCACGCAGTGTCAAACCTTCATAACCCTGCGTAGGGAACGCGGGCCCGCCATTATTTTGAATGCTCATAATCATCTCCCCGCTTATCGCCGCGGCGCGGAACGTTGAACAGATCTAGCGTGTCGTTACCAAAAAAGAAGCCCACTCGTGAGCAGGCTTTTGTTTTGGGCATGAAAAACCCACCGGAGCGGGTCTGTTTACCGAAGGCTACTGCAAATCTCCTCTGCGATATCCTCAGCATCTTCGTCGTAGTTGGTAGCCAGTTCATCAACGAATTCATGCCATTTATCTTCAAGAAACTTCAGTACATACGGCGCATAACAATCTTCAACCGTCTTGCTCATCCTCTCCCCCTCTACCTGTGAAAGCCGCGCTCAGGCGGCCTTAAGGAAACCATTAAGTAAATTAGTCGCCGCTTCGGCATCAAGCCGAGTGCAGCAGTCGAACACCGCGTAACTCAGCTCACCAATCTGCTTATAGACAGTCCAGAATTGCGCCTCTTCATCACTTACGCGCTCAACATTGCCATCTCTATCAATCGCGCCATGTACGAAATACTTGTCTTCCATATCTCACCCTCTGTTAGATTTGCCGTCAGCCCCTAAGGAGCTGCTGTTGAAATTACCGAGCCGTAACTTGCTTGGATTTGCGGTGGCCAGCTGCGAAGATGGCAACTTCAGGCAAACACGCAGATCCGGTCGAACTGTTGTCACGCAGACTGCCGAGCGAAGTGGCCCGGTCAACGCGACTCATATGCTTAACTTCCTGTGACGCGCTATGAGCAGCCTCAGCGCGTCGCTTAGCCATCAGCTCACCACGTTTCAGATAACGCCGTGTAACGCTGTTGCTTGCGATTAAAGTGGTCATACATCCTCCAGTGGTTGCTTTGGTGGTGTGGTGGGTAGGCACTGAGTCGCCACTCTCACTTATTTCCTGAGCGCCCAATTTTCTGTATTGGCAAAAAACTATCTGCCCAGCCTGTTTTCAGGTCTTATCACACTGCTAGCGTTGCACCTCGCTTGAGGACACCGCCACCACACCCCAAAGCAACTTCCTTTGGTCTCCCACAAGGGCGGGAGAAGTAACCGCATCGATGTTAAATAAGCAGCCTGACTTCCTGTCCGGCGCGGCTTAACTTCCTGTGCCGCTGTCGATGTTTCGTTTCGATGGGTTAAATGTACCTACAGGTAACGATAATGTCTATACCTATGGGTAAAGTATTTAGGCGAAAAAGATTACCTGATTGATATTTCAGGTAATTTATTTTTGAGATGGGTATATAAAAGCCCGCAGGAGCGGGCTAATTGGCTGGTACTAAGGAATCTTCTGCCATTTGACGTCTACTACGGTGCCGATTATCTGACAGTTTCCGTTAATTTCCGTCATTGGGTATTGAGGGTTGAGAGGTTTGAGGAAGCACCTACCGGCATCTTCAATATACATTTTGAATGTGGCTTCATTGTCATTGATCAGTTTGGCCACAACCAGCTTACCGCTCTTGGCTTCCCTGGTGGGGTCTACCAGGATAATCATGCCTTCTGGCACAGTAAAGCCTACCGGTGACGTCATGGAGTCGCCTTTGACTGTTAACCAGAAAGAGTTAGCCCCAGCTTGAGTGGTCGTTTCAGGCCACTCCTCAATTTCTTCCAGCTTGTACGGCTCAACCGCCTCAAGCCATTGCCCTGCGCTTACCCAGCTTATCAATGGAAATTCCTTTGTTCCCTTGTGTTCGCCGGAATAGGCAACATTGCCATGACCAGCATCGGCTATGCCATCCATCCAGCCTCTCGGCAAAGAGAAGGCCTTCTCAATGATCTCAACCATATCATCAGCAATACGCTTCCGACCTTTCTTAGTCTCATCATAAAGCATACGTGAGACATAGGAAGGTTCGCGTTCTATTTTTCTAGCGACCTCGACAGCTTTACCGCCGCACATCTCGTCGCGTATCTGCATCAGGCGCAAGCGCCGTTTTTCGTATTTGTCCATGCCGATTATTTTTACGTCTCTTTACCTTGTGGTAAATAACCTGCGGGTATTGATTTATTGCTTACCTGTAGGTAAACTAAATCTCGTGAAGGTAAACAAGGACCCGAGATATGAATGAACTGAGGCTTTATCTCAATAGCCTTTCACAGGATGAA